TAATCAACTACGCTGGAAGTTCTTACTTGATTCATACACTGGCGGACAAGCCTATCGTGAAGGAGCATACCTACAGCGTTATGCCCTAGAAAGCGACACACAATACGCAGTTAGATTAAACAACACCCCCCTAGACAACCAATGTCGCAGTTTAATTTCATTGTATATCAGTTTCTTGTTTAGAGAGAAACCCAAGCGTGAATTCGGTAGTTTAGAAAACAACTTTACCATAGAAGATATCCTAGAAGATGCTGACCTAGATGGACGCAGCCTAGATGCGTTTATGAAAGATGTAGCACTATGGTCAAGCGTATTCGGTCATGTATGGATAGCAGTGGCCAAACCCAATGTAGGTGCAGTCACACTGGCAGATGAACAAGCCATGGGTGCTAGACCATATCTAAGTATGTATAATCCCTTGGCAGTCACAGATTGGCGTTGGGCTCGTCAGCCAAATGGCGGATACCAATTAGAATATATCAAGTATGTAGAAGAAGTCAATGGCACTGAAACTGTGATCAAAGAATGGGGCTATGATACAATTACAACTTATAAATTAGATACTCAACAAGAGCGTGTCGTAGATATGACTGAAGAAGTAAATGGTCTAGGTTATCTACCATTCGTCTGTGCCTACGCAGAACGCAGTCCTGTTAGAGGCCTGGGTAATAGTTTGATTGATGACATCGCAGATCAACAGCGTATGATCTACAACGAATTAGCCGAAGTCTATGACAGCATTAGATTAGACACACACCCAAGCTTGGTAGCCACAGCAGGAACTAACGCACAAGGTGCAGCCGCTGGTCAAGTTATCACCATGGAAGAGAACCTTGATCCAAACTTAAAGCCTTATGTTCTACAGTTTGAAGGTGGCCAGATTGATAAGATCTACAACAGTATCAACAATCGTAAAAAGATGATTGACAGCATGGGTAATGTTGGAGCAGTTCGTGTCACAGAAACTCGCACAATGAGCGGCATTGCCATAGAAACAGAATTCCAATTACTAAACGCAAAGTTGTCAAGCATTGCCGATAACCTAGAACTAGCAGAAGAAAATATCTGGAGTATCATCTACACATACATGGGTGCTACATGGGATGGTGAAATTACATACCCAGATAACTTTGCACTACACAACACAGACAATGAACTAAGCCAATTAAAGACAGCCAGCGAGATTGTTCAAGATCCAGTTAAGCGAGCACTAATAGAAAATGAAGTTATGGATATCTTGGACATTGAAAGTCCAGAACACGAACTCGTAGAAGAATACGCAGAACAAGAAGGTGTTGCTCCTCCCGATGAAGAAGAGATACGCTATGTCTATCCCGATGGACAGCCAATTAGTCCAGACTTACCAGAAGCCTATGACATGGCCACAGGCAGTGAGAACTGTGCCAACTGCGGATACTTCTTAGAAGGTCTATGCACACGCTGGAACAATGCTCCTGTAAGAGCAACATACTGGTGTGCGGCCTGGGAACCGGTCAGCGAATAATGGCAACATACACGCCCACAGAAGCCATGGCCAATGCCGCAAAGCGTGGCCTAAAGATGCGAGAACAGTCAAGTCCTAGTCGTCGTGGTGGCACCGCAGTGGGACTGGCTCGTGCAAATCAATTCGCTAATAGACAACAAGTAAGTCTAGATGTTGTTAAAAGAACATTCAGCTTTCTAAGTCGTGCAAAAGTTTATTACAAGCCCGGAGAAAATACTCCCGGCACACAAGCATATTTGCTGTGGGGTGGACCCTCTGGCCTAACATGGGCTAGGAATATCTTAGATCAAATAAAAGAATAAAAAAACATAAATACAATATGGGCAAACTATTTGCCAAAACATTACTCTTAAAGAGGCGAGGACTACGATGACCCAACAAGAAACATCGGCTACAGAGAACACTGATAACTCTCAAAATGATAATCAGGCAACGGTAAAAACTTTTACGCAGGATGAAGTAAACGCTATTCTAGCTAAGACTAAAAGTCAACTAGAAAAGAAATACTCATCAAAGTATGAAGAACTTGGTGATCCAGAGCAACTGCGAGCAATCGTCAGTGAGCATCAAAAGATTCAACAAGAACAGGCATTAAAGCGTGGAGAGTTTGATCGTATTATCCAAGAATTAGCGGCCAAGAAGGACGCAGAAATTCAAAAGAGGGATAAAGTAATAGAAAGTTTCAAAGTAGAAACTCCTATAGTAGATGCGGCAGCTCGTTATCGTGCTGTTAATCCAGATCAAGTTAAAGCATTGATTCGTAATCAAGTTAGACTTGGAGCGGAAGGTGAAGTTGAAGTATTAGATGAAAAGGGTTCTGTTCGCTATGACGACAGCGGTAAGCCCGTAAGTGTTGATTCTTTTGTCCAGTCATGGCTCCAAAGCAATCCGCACTTTGTGTCGGCAGCACCTGCCACAACTAATACTCGTAGCAATGTCACAGGCAATACTACAAGCAAGGTTGATATAGCAAAACTAGATATGAAAAATCCTGAGCATAGAAAAATATATGCGGATTATAGAAAAAAATCCGGCATAGCCTAAAATTCATTTAAGGAGAATTATAAAATGGCATCAACCACAACAACCCTCAACGACCTATTGCCCGAAATTATTCAGGAAGCAATGTTCGTTGCATCAGAGCGCAGTATCATGCGTGGTCTGGTAAAGAATTATGCTTTGGCTCCAGGTCAAGGTAAGAATGTAAATGTTCCAATTTATCCAATCCAAACAGCAGCCGTAATTACAGAAGGTAGTGAAGTTAGTGACACATCAGTATCAACTAACACAGCACAACTAACTGTTCGTCCTGTAGCAGTTCGCACATTGCTAACTGACTTGGCTCGCCAAGCAAGTGCAAGTAATGTAGTTGCAGACCTAGGTCGTTTATTTGGCGAAGCAGTTGCTCGCAAAATGGACACAGACTTAACAGCATTGTTCGGTTCATTGAACGCTGGTTTTGGTGACTACACAGGTCAAATCACAGCATCTGATATCTTCAAGGCAGTTGCTAAATTACAAGCCGCCGCTGTTCCAATGGAAGGTATGGTCTGTGTTATTCATCCAGAAATCGCTTATGACTTGAAAGCAAGTTTGACAACTGCTGGTAACACTCCATTCACAGCCGGTGCTTTCAATGAAGTTGGTAATGAAGCAATGAGAACAGGTTTTATCGGCACATTGGCCGGAATCCCTGTATATCAAACATCTAACATCGCTAACACTGGCACAGCTGGTGACTACGCTGGTGCTGTTTTCAACCGTGACGCATTTGGTCTAGGTATGATCGGTGATATCGCTATTGAAACACAACGCAGAGCGGCTTTCTTAGGTGATGACATCGTATGTTCAGCATATTATGGCACAGGTATTCTACAGAATAACTATGCCCGTTACTTGGCATTTGACTCAAGCATCTAATTGCTAAATTAATCTAAAGGACTATCACAATGAATAGAGCATTTATATACAGTTATAAAACATTTGTAAGTTTTGCGACCTATGAGGATGTCACTAATCGTGATAGTCGTGTTTTTGAAGCAAATGAAGATTTAACAGAATCCGAGATCAATGATTACTTAGAACAAGCCAGTCAGCGTATTCTTACACAAATAAGAAACACAGAATGGTGGAGAGAATATCAGCGTAGAATGGCACAGATCATAAATCCAAACCTACTACCAGCTGTTAATCCAGATTATATATTGGCCAGAACGCAGGAGTTCAAAGACTTAAATGTGTATTTCGCATTGTTTGAGTATGTGTATCCTACAGTTGCTGACTTTGGCAATCCAGATAGTGCTGAATTTGCGAAAATTAAGTTCTACAAGGACAGCTACAATGTATTATTTGACGAAGTAATTGAAGCCGGAGACTGGTATGATTTCAGCGAAAACGGAACGATTGATACCAGCGACAAGATGGCCGCTTTTGTAAATAGAGTTCGTGTAAGATGAGAACAGAATTACTAACTTATTTGACAGCACAACTAACTGGTAGCATTAAGACCAGTCAGGAACTGCCGTTTCAAGAAGGAACTAATCCACTGTATCTAAAGAATGCTCGTAGAGTATATCTTGACGAACCTTATACAGAGCAAGACACCTTGTTTCCTACACTAGGTAGCTTACAGATCAATCAACGAGTAACTATCGTAAGATGGTTCTTGACCATGGACGCAAAAAACAGAAACACTGATTTAGATTCAGCATTGACAATCCTTGGTAGTGCTAAAGATATCACTACCATCACAGGCGTATATACACGCTTGTTTGACTATACGGTCACCATAGACAACGACAGAGTTATCTATGAGGGCGAATATAGATTCGCAAATTTAGCATAAGGAAAAAATAATATGGCATTCATATTTCCAGCACCAGGCGTAGAGAATGTAGAAGCTACTCTAGCCATTCGCGTTAGTGGAGATACTTCCGGCCTATTGATCCCAGCGATGCAAGACATTACCATTAACAACGCTAATGATGTATTCACTTGGACACAATTGGATGAAGGTTCAAAACAACAAATCCCAACAACAGCAACAAACAGTCTAGACTTAAATGTTGTGCTTGACCAAACTAGTTTCTTTGGAACTGGTTCAGGTGCAGATGTTGCTATCAACAAAGGTATTTTCGGTCTAAGCAAAACTAAGAACTTAGTTGCTTTCACATTATACCTAGGTGATACAAGCACAGGAACAGCAGGCAAGACTATGAGCGGCAACGCTTATATCACTGGCTTGGCTCCAACTGTAAGTGCAGATGCACCTGTATGGGTTAGCCCAGTTACATTGACTGTAACAGGCGACTATACAGTGACCTAATTTTCCTAGGGATGGGAAGAGATTAAGCACCTTCGGGTGCTTTTTCTACGACCGAATTATAGCATAAATAACAATGATTGGAGATATTATGATATTTGACGATAAAACAGATATGGAGATATATCTAAGTCTAGAAGCAGAAACAGCCAAAGCACTCAGTGAAATACGCTGTGCTAGAAAAGATCTAGATCAAGCAGAAGTAAGACTGCGATTTGTATTGACTACAATACATTATTTGAAAAAACGATATGAGGATATGAAATGAAACTAACACAACTAAGCAAAAAACCTGAACTAGTCAAGGTAGAACTCACGGATGAAGATACACTAAAAGAATATGGTGAGCCTTTGGAGTTCTGGATCTACGACCGCACCGGTATGGATGTATTCGTAAAGATGGCCACAATGAAGGGCGAAGACTTTGGAGACATGGTTGAAATAGTGAATAAAATGATTCTTGATGAAGATGGCACTCCTATTGTCAAGGATGGATATCTATTACCCAGTAATATTTTAACTAGAGTAATAGGTAAGGTGGTGGAAACTCTGGGAAAGTAACGCAGGAAGCCTTAGATCCCGAAGGCGTTGAAATGAGTATGCTGTTAAGCATAGATGCACTAGGGAAGCGTTATAGTTTATTGCCCAGCGAAGTAATGTTAAAGGCTTCCACATTTGATTTAGTCGTGCTAGATGCCGCACTGGGATATCAAACATATATCCAAGATAAAGCAGATGGTAAGAAAGCAACGCCTAAGTTATCTCAAGATGAGATGATGGCAGCATTGGAAAGGGTTCGCAATAATGACAATAAACTTTAATATGATCGAAGTAAGTAAGCTGTTTGATCAAGCGGCCGCAGTGGCAAAAACGCTGCCCAAGGAAGGCTATGATTACTTTGTTGATAGCACGCCGATCCGTAGTGGCAACGCTCGCCGAAGCACTAGCCTGCGTGGTAATACCATTGATGCTAACTATGCATATGCACAAAGACTTGATGAAGGATACAGTCGTCAAAGTCCAAAAGGTATGAGCGGCCCTACAGAAAAGTTCTTACAAAAACGCATAGATGATTTAATAGGAAAAATTAAATAATGGCAAACTTAAAAGTCACACTTGAACTAGATAGTCAAGGTTATATTCGCAATATCAAAGCCGCAGATAGCGAAACAAAAGATTTTGCCAAAGACGCTACATCTTCGTTCAATAAAGTTGATCAAAGCATGGATCAACTTAATCAAAGAAGCACAGCACTTACACAAGGATTCGGTAGATTAAAATCAGCGATTGCCGGAGTAGCAATAGGTGCATTTATCGGTAAGGCCATGGCCGGAGCAGATGCTATTGCCGATCTAAGTGATGCCACAGATCTAAGCGTGGGTAAGTTATTAGAATTTGAAAAAGCATTAATAGCCGCGGGTGGTAAAGGTGATGATGCTGCCAAAGCAATTACATCTTTTTATGAAAGCATACAACAAGCAAACAGCGGCACAGATAAGACACAAGAACAATTTGCTAAGTTGGGTGTTAGTCTAAAAGATTTAAGAACATTAAGTGAAAGCGAATTACTAGATAAAACTATCGCAGGATTTAAGAATATCACAGATCCTGTGTTGAAAAGCACACTGGCAGTTGATATATTTTCAAAGGCATTTAAGACTGTAGATCCAAATAAGCTAGACACCGAATTACAAAAATTACAAGGCACATTAACTGAACAAGAAAAATCTACAATAGCCACAGCACAGGCCATTGAAAGATTTGACAAATTCATAGGTAATCTAAAAGGTGCTGTAATATTATTGGTAGAACCATTATTAAAATTCAGTGGAGCAATGACTGGTGGCGTGACAAGCACTGAAAAACTAGCAGAAACATTAAAAGTATTAGTAGCAGGATATATCGCACTGAGAACAGCAATCATTACCAGCACTATCGCTCAAGCAACATTAAACGCATTACAAGCCGCTGGTATGGCAAAGAATCCGTTGGCAGCAGGTGCGGCAAGTTTGGCGGCCATTACAGCAGGTGTAGCGGCATACACTGGCATGATGGACTTAATGAAAAAAGTTGAGAATCAAGCAGGTGCCACTGGTGATGCAATCAACGAAAGCCTAGCAGAAGCACAGAGATTGGGACTAGCACCGAAAACGCCAACAACAGTAGCTAGACCAGAGCGTGCTCAAGAAATAGGCAAAGAATTACAAGGACAACTTAACGCTGTTAATAGTCTAGCAGATGGTTATCGCAGAATAGCTGATGCTAATATAAAACGCTATCAGTTAGAAGCTAGTATATTAGGTATAAACAAAGAAGAAGCAGATACAATGAAAGGCCTAGCGGATATTAACAAACGCTATGAGGATCAAAGAGCCGCACTAGAAGAAAAGCGTAAAGGTGCCAAGGGCGAAACACTGGGATTGATAAAAACAGAAATAGCTAATCTGGATGTATTAAAAACTAAAGAAATAGCGGCATTTAATGTAACTCGCGAAAGAACAATTCAATACGCAAGACAGCAACAAGAAATTAAAAACATCATAGATATGATGGAACAGATGGCTCAGTATCAAGCAGAAATCGCACAGTTCCAAACTCAACAAGATCAAGCAAGACTGTCAGCATTTGATCAAGTTAAAGCACAGCGTGATGCCTTAGATTTATTGGGAAGACGAGAAAAACTTGAAAAGAGTATTCAAAACCTGCGTGGCAGCGATCAAGACAAAGCTAAAGCATTATTTGAGCTAGAGAATCAACGCAAAACACAGTTAGAAGCAATAAGAAAAATACAAAACCTACCATTTGAAGGCCAGGGTGGTATGCAACAACGATTACAAGAGATCAATGACTTGTATGATGCTAGAAAATTAAAGATTGAAGAAACAGCGGCCGCAACTCAAGCAGAACAAGAAAGATTCTCTTATGGTTGGACTAACGCTAGTAAGAAGTTCGTTAATAATATCAAAACAGATGCTGAATATGCCACACAACAATTTAATAACTTTACCCGAGGATTTGAAGATGCGTTTGTCAAGTTCGTTCAAACTGGTAAGTTAAGCGTCAAGGATCTTGCTAACAGTATGATTGCCGAGTTTGCTAGAGTGCAGGCACAAAAATTGTTAGCCGGAATATTTACTGGTGCAGGTGGCGGCGGTGGATTCTTTGGCAGCATAGGTAAAATATTTGGATTCGCTAATGGTGGTATGCCTCCAGTAGGTCAGCCCAGCATAGTAGGCGAGCGTGGTCCAGAATTATTCGTGCCACAGAGTGCAGGTCGCATTATTCCTAACAATAAATTAGGCATGGGCGAATCTATTGTTAATACTATTAACACCGCAGTGACCTACAGCATACAAGCAGTGGATGCACAAAGTTTCAAATCATTGATAGCCCGTGACCCAGAGTTCATACACAATGTAGCCGAACAAGGACGCAGACAATTACCAATAAGGAGCCGTAGATGAGCTTACAACAAATTATAGATAGTGCAGTTAATGTAGAAGTTAATCGCAGTAAATTAGTGGCACAGACAGTGAGCCGAAACGGCCGTATCAGTGTAGCCAGTCGCAATTGGGCTAATCCATTTAGATTCATAGTCACACCTAAACCTGTATATACAGCCAGTGAATATCGTAGCGTGTTCGCAGACTTATTAGACAACGACAAATATACGCCCCATGGATTTAGATTAAACAATATTGATCCAGTAACATTTAGAGCCAACTTGGGCAACAGTTGGATGGTTAATTATCAAGGTGGTGCAGATGCGGCCTCGGGCGGTAACAATGTGCTAGATAGCTATTCAGCAACTTCAGCAACATCAGGTGCTATGATATGTTTAACCAATGTAAATTCAACAACTATTACAGCAGGCACATATTTGGTCAAAGCAGGAGATTACTTGCGTCCAAGCGGATTTCGTTATCCATATATTGCTACCGCAGATGTGGTTATTCCCACAACCGCAACAGGTATCACAGGTGTTATACAACCAGTGGGAACAACTATTTTTACACAACCCAGCACAGCAACATTCTCAGGATCGCTGGTGAGTTTTGTATCAACTGCAACTAGAACAAGTATTACAGGCATTGCCAGCACAGCAGGACTAAGTGCTGGACAGATCATAACCAGAACAGCAGGCACAGGTGCATTTGGCGGATTGACTTATATTGAAAGCATTATAGACAGCACCAGCGTAGTTATTCAAAATACCACAGGATACACCAGCGGATCAATAACATTTAATGGCACAGGGCCAACATCAACGCCCACAGTGTGTGTGCCTATTAATAGAGGATTTATCGGCACTGTCAGCACTGACACATCAGTATTCGTAGGAGCTAGAGCAGCCAGTTTTATTGTGAATGTAACTAAACTTCCGCAGATTAGATATCTTCCAGGCCAACTAGTAGAACTTACAGGCGACATTGAATTAATTGAGGAAATACTATGACAACTATAGCCGCAGTGGATACAGAACGCAGTATTGAACATGGTGTGCTTATTGATCTAACCCTAGATGGCACAACATATTACATCAGTAATTGTTATAAGTCCATAGTCTATGATAATGGCACAGGCAACCATACCTATGAAGCATTGGCAGGATTCTTAACAGTCAGTGAAATACAAAGTAATATCAGTAATGCCAATGATGAAATACAAGTTGGGCTAAGTGCTATTCCTCCAACTTATATCGCCGCAGTCCTAGGCGAACCAATTAAAGGCGGTGAAATAAACATCTATCGTGCTTTCTTTGATTATAAAACACAGGAAGTTATCTCAGGTCAAGTCTATAAAAGATTCGCAGGTATTATCAGCAATTATTCAGTGCAGGAAGACATTGAAACACTAAGACAAGATGTTGATGCCACGCATACTATTACCATTATTGCGTCAAGCATTATGGGTGTGTTAGAAAACAAATTCGCTGGCCGTAGAACTAATAAACAAGACTATCAATTGGTATGGGCAGAACTAGGTAATAGTGCCACTGATCCTAGTATGGACAGAGTTGAAGCATTGTTTAACTCAAGCTTTGACTTTGGTAAGAAATATGTTGCACCAGCAGCCAGCACGGTCACCGGTGGTGGCATGAACGGCGGTGGTGATAGATATTATGGCGATCCAGATACTTCACCGATTAATTAAGGATTTGAAATGATAAGGCTAGCCACACGCAGTGATCTAAATTTAGTCGCAGACTTAATAGTAGAGTTTTTACAATCTACTAGCTATGACGATCATACAGATCATATAGATAATGAACACATCAAAAAACTAGTGTTCTCAGTATTACAGCATGGTTATATTTGGCTTTACTTTAATGGGCAAGTAGCCGTGGGTTTATTAGTAGCAGTCAAAGAACAAAATATTTGGATGCCTAATAAAACCAGTTTGCGTGAAATGGTTTGGTATGTTAGACCAGAATACAGGAAGACAGTGGGTGCCGGTAGATTATTCATAGAATTTTGCCAGCACGCCGAGACTCTATTAAATAATGGTAGCATACAAGGTTATTTTACAACTCGTATGACATCTACCACAGACTATGATTTAGAATCCAGAGGTTTTAGATTGACAGAAAAATTATACTTAAAGGATTGATGATATGCCAGCTTTTACCGCCATAGGAACTTATGTAGCAGGAACAATATTAGGACTAGTAGGCACAGCCGCAGTAGTTGTAGGTGCTATCGTAGCAGTAGGTGCAGCCTATGTGACAAGTAGAATTATCAATGGTAATCCTAACAAAGGTGGTAATGCAGCCCAAGGCAGTCAAGGTGGTCGTATTCAAGTTCCACCGGCAACCAACAATAAAATACCAGTGTTATATGGCAATGCCTATATGAACGGTATTATCACTGATGCTAGATTAATAAGCACAGACCAAAAAACAAACAATACTATGTTTTATTGTATTGTTCTCAGCGAAACCTGTAACAATATCAATGCCGCATACACACTCAACGATGTATATTGGAATGACCTAAGACTAACTCCTGTTGACTCAACTACCAACGCACACAAAGTCAAAGATGGTCGTAAGAATGTTGATGATCCAGATACCGCCATTGAAGATTTCATTGATACAAACTTTGTAGTAGATGGTCAAAGTCTAGTTGAAGTTCGTGTTTATGCCGGTAGCAGTGCGGCCAATAAACAAATTTACCCAACACAGGCCAGCGGCAACACACAGGCAGCCTATGACTTCTGGGGCAATGATGACAATAGTTGGGATAGCACCTATACCATGAAAGGTTTGGTATTCGCCATTGTCAAAGTAACTTACAACGGTGAAAAAGGATTTACAGCACTGCCAAATATGACATTTAATGTCAGCAATAATATTAGCAACCCCAGTGATGTTTGGTATGATTACATGACCGGTGTTCGTTATGGTGCTGGTATTCCTGCCGCAGATATTAACAGCACAGCACAGACAGCTTGGAAAAACTTCTGCGACGAAGATATTAATTATACTAACAAAAACGGTGTAGCCAATCAAGCTACAGAACGATACACAATCAATGGCGTTATAGATACCACTCGTAGTGTTAAAGAAAACATAGACATTATTCTACAAAACGGTGGAGCATGGATGAGCTATGATGTGGCCACTGGCCTATGGTCGCCGGTGATCAAGAAAGCGATTACCGCAGGTGATCCTGGTGTTAGTGCTAGTTATTTCACAGCAAGTAGAACCGGCACAACATTGACAGTGACAGCCTTCCCAGAAGGTAGGATCCAAGCAGGACAATTAATATACAATAGTAGTGGCACTTACATAGGCACTATCACAGCACAGCTCACAGTTACAGCAGGAGAAACTGCAGGCCAAAAAGGTCGTTATACCACAGATACTACAGGTAATATCAGTTCAACAACCTTTTACGCAGTAGCACCAAACTTATTGTCATTCAGTGATGATAACATT